AAATCCTATTAACCCCCCTAAGATTAAAGGTAGCCATTTCTTAACTATGTTCACTTGTAGCTTTGTCATTTTATAAAAGTGTTTGTCCTAATAAATATTTATTATGTTTGATTGAAATATCTCCTGAAGTCAAGGCTCTACTCCATACAGTTATTTCATCCATATAACCTGCGTATATGTAATCTCCAAAGGATACTTGTTTGCCTATTTGCAAACTTCCTACACTGCTTTCCATAGCCGTATAACTCCCGCTTGTTGTTGGTGTTGTAGTTGCTAAAACACCATTTACATAAATATATAGTGTACCGCTTGAATAAACAGCATCTACATCGTAAATATTACCACTTGTATATGTTGATGTTGTAACAACTTGTTTATATGCTCCTGCGCTATTATCATCAACTCTAAATCTTAGCGTGTTATCTGCTTGTAATTCTAAAATATATGCTTTAGGATAAACAGTGTCTCTATAATCCCCTTTTGCTAATAACGTTCTTCTACTTCCGTTTGACGTTGGTTGTATAATTATCCCCAAACTGAAATCTTGGTCTGTTGTTCCATCTCCGAAATTAAAATTACTTCCTACGTTTGTTGCTCCGAAATTACTAAAAATAGATGTAAAATTATAATTGAGCGCATTACTAGCAACACCATCATATAATCCATTTACATAACTCGCAGCGCCATCTGGGGCTATTGGACTATATGATGTTGTATTAGGCACTAAAGCTGAATCCGTAACGTTGTTATTTAGCTTCAGATACATATACAATCCGCCTAAATCTAATTGCGCAACACTATGTAAACATCTCCTATGCATCTATGCTATATTTTCGTAAGAAACCTTAACAGATAACGTTCCGCTAAAATTATCAAATTGCAAATAAACTAAATTTCGTGTAGCCGTACCACTATAACTACCTACCGTATAATTGGCATCATTAAAAGTTAATGTAAAATTGCCACTCAACTCCATTGCTCTAACTTTACTAAAACCACTTGCAGGCGTGTCTGTAAAAGTTATGTTTGTATTCCCTGTTAGCGTGCCTCTATAACTCGAAAAGCTATCTAAACTTATCGAAACAGAACCTGTTAACGCTGCGTTTACAACCGTTGTCCCTAAAATATTTTCTTCTCTCCTAGTAATTCCCATAATTATACTAATTTACGTTCGTTCCAGCCTGCAAAATTATTTACTTGCTCTTTATTTTCATCTAGTAAGTAAGTTTTATAAGTTTCATAATCATAGTTATTATACACGCTATTTCCATTGAAATCCCAAGCCCCTATAATTACAACGCCATCGATATTTAACTCGCTTAAATCGTTTAAAAACAATAAATAGCAACCATTTACCATTTCAGGTATTTTTATAGCTTCTATTTCATTTTCTGTGTGTACTATTACATTTATCATATCTTATGAATTAGAAGTTAATTTTGCCATTATATCATCGCTTGGTATGGCTTTTAAATATTCTATAAATCTTATTTTTCCATTGAAATTATTAGCAGCTGTATATCCTATATCCAGCCTTAAAGTATTCAATCCTGTTGGTATAGCCCCGCTGATATCTGTTACATTTTCTTTTACGCCATTTACCCATAAATCAAATTGGTTTAGTTTAAAAGTAATTCCAACAGTGTTCCAAACATTTTGAGGCATCGTGTCAACTTGAGGGGCTGCCACCGCCGCTCCCCCTGCTACAACCTGGCTTCTCACTCTGCCTGCCGTTGTTTCAAGTGAGATTGAAAATCTGTTATTTGCAGTACCATCAGAAACAGTGATACGCCTAGCCGCACTTGCCCCATTTTCATAAGCTTTTACTCTTGCTATTAATACCCCCTCTGAACTATTGAAGGTTGCTGAATTCCCTGCTCCTATAAATGTTTCTGCGCTTCTAGTTGCCGTTGCACCTGTTGTTGGTATAAAACTGCTCATATACCCTAAAGCCTCAATTTGAGCCTCTACAACGCTTCCAGATACTGTACAAGTCAATGTCCCTGCCGTTGCTGTAAATGTTAGGCTTACTCTATTTTTTGGGTTAGAACCTGTGCCAACTAAACTACCTGCGTAAGTTCCGCTAAAGGTAATAGTTCCTGTTCCGTAAAATGAAACCGTGTAGGTTGTAGCTGATGTCGTTACGTTTTGAGTTACCAAAGTTTGACCTATTCCACTATTTAAAAATAGATTTGTAGACGCTGTGTTTTCTGCTAAAAAACAAGGAAAACCTTCTAAATAGCTTACTCTAGGCTCATTTATAGCTTTAGAAACTCGTTCGCCCCATTCGTCTATATCTGTAGCTGTACTTGCTCTTGTTGATTTTAAAGATAATAGTGGGTCTTTAGGCAATTGCATATACACGTTGCTCACTGCCGTTGCGCTAGGTACTAATAGCAAACTAGGTTCAACACCTAAATATCTATGCAAAGCTACTCTATAAGCTGCCTCATTTGGAAAATATGTAGCCCCTAGGTTTAACATACGTTCTCTAAAATTGCCCTCGTAGCTAGTGCCATAAGCTAAATGAATGTTGTCTTTAAAAATGGTTTCGTAATTCAATCTTTTTGATACGTCACCATCTTCGCTGTCCCAAACAGTTAGTCCATCGTTTAAATTAGTCGTTGTTTTGGCTACTGTTGGGGCGGTGTGGTTATCGGTGTTTAAATAATATGTGTCCGTGTATGCACCTAAAAAAGTCGCTCTTACAGTTTGCGTGTATTCTACTCGATAATCGGAAGTAGTGCCTAAACTTGTGCCTAGCCATTTTACAGTAATAGGGTCTGCGCCTGAAACCAAGCCGAAAGCCGTTGCATCTGTTACACGATAATCGCTATAAGTGTTTTGGGCTGCTTGGTCTGCGTTTAATGCTGCGTAATTCGCATAAACTTTAAATGTAGAAAAAGGATTTGAGCCATCTTCGCCGTCGTTTACTAAATTAGACGTATTTTTGTTTAAAACAAAATCAGGCTCTAAATTATCGGTTTGCCCTAAATCAGCTTGTACTGGTGTTACATTATTTAAACCATCTAGTTTTGCTTTATCGGCATCTGTAAAATCATTCTCACTTAACCCTTTGCCTGTAATCTTATCGACTTTAGTGTCGTAAAGTTCGGTATTCATATCGTTTTGGTTATCGAATGCCGTTCTTAAAGCATCACCCAAACCGTCGTCAGGACTTGAAATATCGTGTGTTATCTGTGCCATAATTTATACTTTTAACCAAGGGAATGTTGTTGCTGCGCTTGTTTGATTTGGCGCAACCCATTCAGGAATTACCAACGTATTTAAGTATTCAATCAATTTTATCTCTAAATTAACCGCTAATTTTTCATATAAGTCCGCTTTTCTTGAACGCTCTTCATCTGTTAATTGTGCCGTGTTTTCAGGGGTTACTAAATACGCACCATTTTGCGAAACTTTAAAAGAACCTAACTTTAGATAGTACGAACAAGTATAATATGCTAATATTATTGAAGCATAATCATTGTAAATCGTTTCGTAAACCCCTGCTAGTGTTTCATTTTCATAATCTGAAACAATTTTATCATATAAATCCGTTCCCAAAACCCTCTTAATATCGCTGTTTTGAGCCATAAAAATAAAAGGGCTTATAGAATTGTTATCTATATTGCTATCAAAACCGCTTAATAAAGCGATTTCGTCTATTGAAATTAGGTTAGTTATCATAATTGCGTGGTGTTTTCTGTTTTATCAGGATTGCCTAATAGTCTAATTGCTTGACTTCTATCAAATCCAAATATTAAATCTAGTATAGCAACCGCACTTTCATAACTTGTAGTTCCTGCGCTATAAGATGCTTGTACTTCTAGCAAAGATTGAACGCCTCCAACGCTTCCTTTTAAGAATGCTTGTGCTTCGGCTGTTTTGTCATATACTGCTAATTCTGCTGAATCGCTTATTATCGCTTTTTCTTGTCCGAAATTCTCAAAATCTATATCACATTTAGGCTCTATTTTATAGAATATATCTTTTAAATAGTCTAAAAGAACCTCACGTAAAGGGTTTATAACGCCTAAATATAATGAATCCGTTGCCGTTGCTATTTCGTCTGCATTATTACTAAATCCACTTGAGCCTGGTCTTTGGAATATTATATTCATTGCTGAATGAGCCGCCATAAGTTTTATCTCAGCCGTTTCATCATAGGTTACAAATTGGTCGTTTCTGCCTCTTGGTTCTATTGTATCAACTACAATGGCTTGGTCTGCACTTTCATTAATTGAAATTGTCACGCCATCGGCATTTTTAGTCCCAGTCCAATTCTTTTTAATTTCATCTTTAATTTTTTCCTTTGCCGTGTCATCTAGCATATCGCCATTATTGTAATTGATAATGGTTTTACCTTGGAACCCTCTTAGCACATGATTTACAGCATCATCAATTAAAGCTGCTTCAATTTTTGCACTTTTCAATCCACTAAACCAATCAGGAAAAGGAAAATAAGGCTCGTTTGATAATTGCTTAATGTGTTGTATTTGAAAAGTTGCAGTTTCGTTAATATTGAATTTAGGAACGAATTTAGGTATAAACTCGTAAGGCTTTGAAAAATCCCAACTATACCAATATCCATTCACTTCCATATATTCTTTGCTTTTCCTATTAATATCAATGTTTAAACCCACACGCATAACTGGGGTGTGTTTGATTTTTACGACATCATTATTAAAACTTATAATTTGTGGAAATGCACTTCCGAAAACTTTGAAATCTGTACAAATCATTCTTAAATCTTGTTTTGATATAAAAGCGTGAGGGTCAATTGTACCGCTTTTATCTTCCAACCCATTACCAACTATGTAATTGATTATTGTTTTGCAAATAAAAGAATTTGTAGGGCTGTCATCAACCGCGTCTTGATAGCTTTTGAAGTTTTTATTTTTATCCCCGTTTAGTGTGTATTTCGTACCGATGGCTGGCTTTGTTATTCCAGTTTCGTAAGCCGAAAATTCAAAATGATTTATCATTTGTAAAATTTGTTATTATTCTTTTTAGAGTAATCCTGTATGTTTTCTGTTTGTGAAACGATTAATATTTTACCGTTGCAAACTCCATTAATAGAATAGCTTAGTTTATCGCCTTGTTTACCGTTTGGGAAACTTGCCAAAGTCAAAAGATAGTTTTCATTTGGCAAAATAGAAGTTGTACAATTTATCGATTGTGTTTTTTGATTATTTTCATTTTTCAAATTTATCACAAAAGAGTTCCCTGATATGTTTGAACGTGAAATAATTTCAAATTCTGGCGAAGTATTTAATTTCAGTACATTCATATTTTAAAAATAAACCCCCTCAGTTTTTGAGAGGGTTTTATTAAATGTTAATTGTCAAATCCTAAGTAGTTGCTAAGATTGAATCTTGATAATCTTCAAGTCCTGCTGCTGCTAATTCATACATCAATTCAGCTTCTTTTGAGTTGATTGTCAAAGTAAATCCTTGTGAATCAGAACCGCCTACAATTGTCATAATATCGCAACCATTTTTTGCACCTAAACAATAAACTTTACCGTTGTAGTCTTCGATAAAAACGGTTTTCAAAATACCCGCATTACCTTGTAATTCATTACGTAAAGCAATATCGTTACCCGGTACAAAGAAAGTATTTACACCTACATATTCGTTTGTTCTGGTCGCTTCGTCAAAAGTTCCAGTTTCAACGATATTGTTTCCCGTTGCCTTCACTTCAAAACGTGCTATACTTGCAGGGGTTGTTATGTGAGTAGGCAAAGCAATTACACCAGTCGAGGTATTTACAACTGGTGCACTTGCTAAGTAGGGAGCAATACCGACAGCCTTAACCCCTTTCATAGGGGCTGTACGGCTTATTAATCTTGATTTCGTTAGGCTCATA